GGGAGGTCTGTCTCTCCATCCCAACCCCAGCAAAACATCCGAACATTCTCGCCTATTCCTGCTGCTGTAATAAGCAAATAAGGCCGCTTATTTTTTGTAAGTTTTGTCTTAACATCCATAACTACAAACCAATATAGATCTAGTCCATCGTGGTCATCAATGGGCCGGATGCCCTTTTCATCAAGCTTGTCTAGCAGATTTTGTGACATCAGAGAAGGCGCATTAAATGACCCCAACAAATCGATGCTGTATTGGGCGAGCTCCTTACGGGACCACTCTGAATCAACAGTCGATTCTAACAAGGCCTCCCTATACGCTCGTTTACCCCTGTCTGTATCTTTCTTCGTCCATTTTTTTATCTCAGAATTTTTTTCTATAATGACTTCGTGCATTTGCTTATAGCTGTTAAAAACCCCAGACTCTATTAAGTTCATGGATCCAAATGCTTTAATTTTAATTAAATTCTCAAGAGCACGTTTATTAAATTTTGAATGCCTCCACTTTCCGTCATCATCCCATAAAAGGTCATCTAGTGAATTGTAGGGACGATTTTTAATAATCTCATCAACAGCCGCGGCGCCTACCCCCTTACATGATAAAAATGATGGCATAAACTTTTTATTATCAAGAATTGTCCAACTTTTAGTTGCATGGTTAATATCTACAGGTGTGACTTTATATCCCAGTTTTTTAATCTCACTAAATGCCTTGGCACGTTTCTTTGGATTTCCAGACATTGCTTCAAGATATCCGCATAGCCACTCTTCTTCGTAATATGTCATTAACCACGCACAGTAATAAGAGTCGATTGCATAAGAAACTGCGTGTGATTTATTAAACCCATACCCTGAAAAGAAAAGTATTTTTGCATACAGCTCTGATGCAAGATTTCGTGCTAAGCCATTGGCAACGCACCCGCTGATAAACGTATTTTGTAGGGCCTCTGCCTCCGCCTTCATTGCGTCAGCCTTGGACGCTGAACGTTTCATGATTGTGCGTCTGATTTTATCACAATCTTCCTGCGGGAAACCAGCGACAACATTGCATAGCTCCATCACCTGCTCCTGAAAAATGATTGTGCCGTGCGTCGGCTCAAGCACTTGTTTAATCAGCGGGTGCTGATAGTCAATATTCTCAGGATCTGCCTTTGCACCCAGGTAGATCTTGTGGACGTTTGCGCTAAGTGGACCTGGACGATAAATCGAAGTTAGCGTTGCGACATCTACTATGCTTCTGGGTTTTCCTTTCTTAAAGAAGGCCTGCGCTCCCCTTTGTGTGGCCTGGAAGATTCCTGCCCATTTTCCTGCGTGATATACGTTTTCATAAACATGCTGATCATCGAAATTAAGGACCTTTGGATCCATATGCTCATCAAACCACTTTTTTATATCAAGAAACGTTGGATCCTCTATACCCTCATGACGTTGTAGAATCAATCCAATGGCACGTTCAATAATCCTTAAAGTCTCTAGACCCAATAGATCAAATTTGATCCACCCAAACTCCTCAAGATGTTTGTAATGCATACCTTCAACCCATGGTGTTTGAATTTCTCCACGGGCCATGATTAATGGCATCTGTTCACTAATATTTTCGGATACAATAACACCTCCTGCATGGCGGCCAAGAGATTTATTTTGCTTAAATAAGACCTCAATTGGCTCGGCAACCTCTGGGTGTGATTCAATAAAGCTTTGGAAAGATGGGCTATGCTTGAGCGCATCATCGTACAGAAGGACAAACAGGTTTTTGTCTGTGCCTTTTGTAAATACTGCTTTTTTTACATCACTTTCAACAGGAGCAAGAGCCTTATTCACCTCATCAAATGGAATCCCATAAAATCTAGAAATATCCTTAACAAGTGACTTAAGTTTGAATGTATTATAATTTGAAATTGGAACAATATTACCTGCACCAAGATTTTCCTTTAAAAGGTCTATCAGAAGATCTCTGTCTCCAACGTCAGAATCTATATCTGGGGCACCCTGGCGGTGGACGCTGAGAAATCTTTCAAATAAGAGACCATACTCAATAGGATCAACATTTGTAATCCCTAAGACATACGCAACAAGACTACCTGCGGCCGAACCTCTGCCTGGTCCTACTAGCATATTATCTCTTGCAATATCCATAATGGTTTTCATCGTCAAAAAATATTTTGAAAACTGTTTTGCCTTAATAACACCAAGCTCAATCTTCAGCCTGTCTATATATTCGACTTTATCCGCAAAACCTCTCCAGATTAAGCCTTCCTTACATACTTCAAGCAGTGCCTTATCCTCTGTCATACCCTTTGGCACGACATAACTTGGCAACTTCATAGAAGTGTCAGGGTTGATTGATCCAATCTCATCATGAACAATATCATATGTACGCTCAATCGCGTCTTTTATTATTTCATCATCATAAAAATCATGACCCTCACGAACTTCAAGATAAGTGTCCCAAAGCTGTATTTCATTTTTAGGATAAAGCTCACACTTAAGATCTTCTTTTGATTGAGGAAGTTTTGAAGGATCAAAATCTTTATAATTCAGCCAGCCAAGACTCTTATAAATTTCTCGTTCTTTCCACCTATCTGGTGTTGCATAATGAGAATCCGTAGTAACCACCAACTGATTTTCAATACCTGCGTTTTTGGCAAACTGTAAAATTGCACGATTAACCAAGTTTTGAGCAGGAAGACGATTGAACTGAAGCTCTAATTTGACATTATTATCTCCTACAGCATCGTGTAATTGGTCATACGCATTTCCAATGCCAAGTAATACTTTATCAAAAATGACCTTATCATCTAATAGGTTTGAGTGAAGATCATTAAACTTTATTTCCTGTAAATATCTAAAAACTTCATAGCATAATGGACCACCAAGACAGGCCGTGGAGATCATAAGGTGACCCCCTCGTGCGGCATGCTTAAGCATCTTATAGTCAACCCTAGGAAATCTATAAAAGCCCTCAGTGTATCCTCTAGATACCAGATGAAAAAGACGTTTCAGGCCAATCGATGACTTTGGAAGGACAACGAGGTGATGACGGCGTTTAATCGGATCATAAAATTTTCCAGACTTTGTTTCCTCTTCGTTCTCGATTGTTAGGCTTGCCTCGTCTGTTGACAAATCAATAGTTTCATCGTCTGTATCAACTTTCGTATGAATAGTCGTTACTAATTTCTCCCTTTCTCCTTGTAAACGATGAAGAGCACTGGTGTCACCACGTTTAGCTGCCTTTGAGATCTCATAATCTAAAGTCCATGCATCTAAGTCTGGATGCACATACATCTCGCAACCAGGAACAAGCTTAAAATTTGCACCAGCCTTATTAAGCTTTTCCGCATGAAGCCATGCATGGGCAAAAGAATTCATATGACCATGATTAGTTAGACACCATGCATCCATGCCATTTTCTCTAATAAAATCAATATGTTCTTGAGGATAATCTAACCCGTCAAAGGTGGAAAACCCATCATGTGCATGAAGACTTACAAATTTGGATGGTACGTTACTTGGTGATGTTATTAGTTTCGTCATTTTTCCTCTTAAGAACTGTAATAATATTATAGTTTATATGCATATACTTTACAAATTTTAAATAAAAGATGATGATTTATTAAAGCGGAATAAGAACCTACATAATTATTCTTAGAGGCAAAATTGTATACATCAGAAGAAGAAACCATAAACTCCATTTCTCATGCTTTGTCTGCTATTATTACGATGCTAATTACGCTTTTATTAGCCATCAAAAACAATTTTAACCCACAGCTTTTCCCTCTTTATATTATGGCCAGTAGCATGTCATGGGTTTTTTTTGCTTCATACCTTTATCACTCAACGGAAAAACAACCTAAAAGAGAAAGGAATCGGTTTGTAGATAGATCGGCAATATACATCGCTATTATAGGGAATGGTTGCGCAATTGCAATGCTAAGTACGTCAGCGTTACTCGCAATCTCATGTGTAATATTACTAATTACAATATCGATACCTTTGATATTCAATCTATGTCTAAAAATTAAACCAAAAAAGGTTGTTTTTGTTTTCCCATATATTTTAATGGGATGGGTGGCAGTTTTTCCTGCATGCGGATTATTTGAAAATTCCTATGCACAATTTCCTCAAATATTTTTTTTATTAGGAGGGGGTATTGCATATAGTGTAGGGATTATCTTCTTTATCAAAGACGTAATAAAGTGGTACCACACAGCATGGCATTTTTTTGTAATGTTAGGATTTGCCCTACACTATACTGGAATGTGTATAAGCCTTCAGGCAATTTAATAGTTGTTTTTTAGACGTGCATGAATTTTTTTATCTTTCCTAAGATATGCATTAAAAAATTCATCTGAGTCTACATCCACCATTATTAACAATGCAATAAAATAATTAAATGCGTCTACAACTTCTTCAAGAAACTCTGGTTTATCAAAAGTGCTGTCTACACTCTGCTTATGATCTTTCCAGTTTTTCAAATGTTGCAAAGCCTCAAACATTTCTTCGACACCCTTTAACGCAATATCCCGTAGCGCCTGTTGATCACTTTTATTTGAAATATCAACAGGCCATTTGGGGTAACAATTATATTTCTCAGTAATTGCATTCATAAAATCTTCTCGTAATAAAAAGATTTTGTCTAATTTATCAAAAGAATCTTGCATTTATGATGCGTCTGCTTGTTCCGTAAGACGAGTCAGATTTTCATTAAATGTCTCAACAAAATCTGGTGAAGGGGCAATATTATCATCCATGATAATAACCCTCATAGTTCTAAGTTGATCTGAAACATCTGTCCCTGTTAGCATTCCCAATTGAATTAATTGTACAATTTGTGCTATTGTCGTATCTGAAAATGTGTACTCTTTGACATTCATGCGTTTTTCCTTATCATAGAATATTCTATAAAATTAATATAAATAAATAAAAAGCTATGTATAAGGTTAACGAGTTATTACGTCTTTTATTTCTATGGGTGTGGCTACGTATTCATTCCAAAGTGATGTGCGGGTCGGGTTGTCACAGTCGTTAAGGTCATGACAAATATTATTGATGTCATGTCCCGGATATTCTAGACGATGCATATTACAGGCTCGACGACCGGTGTCAAGTGCCATTGATTTAATGTCACTGCGAAATCCAGCCCTAACATTTCCTATGAAAGTTACTAAGACATTTGATTCTTGTCTGAAGAACGGGCGTTCCATCACCGTAAAGCTAGATATGTCGAACTCTGGACCGCTACCTTGTATCATATCGATTAATCTTTCCACACTTTTCTCTGTTGTATAGTGACATAAAAGCTTTGGATTATAAAGGCCACCGTATAGTTGTGTTGTATATTCACTGTCAAGCATTACATACGGTTCCATATCTCCCCTGGAATAAAAATATGCGATTTTAAGCTTATTGATATCTGGAAAGTAATGACCGAACTCTTTTTCTAGACCCCAGAATCGGTGATTGGCAAAGTCTTCAATAAAATCAAGCACATTCTTTTGTGTCAAAAGATCCCATCTATTAACTTCATCATTTAATTGATAGCTAAAAAATTCATCCAAAATGTCTAGTAAACGCTGATCTTGTGTTATGCGACCCCTTGTGTCCACATCTTCTTTTTGTAACTCGAGTAATCGAGAAACAACAATATCCCACTCTACAAGGGTATGGAAACTTGCGGCGGGTTTCATATATCCCCTAACTTTTATTTGTTCTGTCATAATCAGCTATTCAATCACTCACAAAGTCTTCAATGCCTAAAATAGACTTACACGTCTTATATGAAAAGTGTAGTTTCTCAAATGTTTTCCACGCATAATCTGCACTTACGGCCCTTACAGATCTTGAACGCCAATATTCTGGATTAACCTCGGAAACTCTGTCTTCTGCTTCATTTATACTGTCAGCTTTTATAAACTGCACATGACTCTTAAATTCTCTATTTGCAGTTTTCTCATATAGCTCGTATAATTTATCTTCAAGCTCTTTATCACTGCTAAATAAATCCATCTGCATCGCAAAATCTCCCATACTATAAACCTCATTTGTATATCTTAAAATAATTATAAACCTACACGTTCAAATTAAAGTCAACATCTATAATTTCTTGATATGTGTTCATCGTTACAGGCCATAACTGGGTCGCAATTTGACCGCAGGCTTTTGCGACCTGTTGAATCTCCCATTGCGCACCGTCATGAAGACGAAGCTCTAGAAACTTAATTAAGTTATTTGCATTACATGTACCGTAATACTCAGTGTAAAGATTTTGTGGTAATGCGCCCCTCGCTTGCTCTCTACAGACTCCCAGCTCCAAGAGTTTGTTGTAGACATATAGTGATGCATCATGGTGCTGTTTCAATAAATCGGAAGCACTTATTGGGTATTCTGCAACATTATACTCTGGATTAATCCATTCATCGATGCTTGCCTGCCTATTAGACTTACTCTGCTTTCTAAAACGCTCCGGCTCATAAAAACGCATGTCTACATCAGTATATCGACGACTGATTTCATTATAAGACCATGTTCTATGCCTATGATGCTGACTACGAATAAAGAGAGGTACCACAAATTTAAAAGTGACTACGTTATGCTCCAACGTTGATGTATGTCTATGCTTAATAAGGTAGTTTATTAGCTTTTTGTCTTTTTCGTCTAATTCATCTTTTGTATTTCCAAAACTGACTCTCGCGCTGTTGACAACAGTCAGATCATTACCCATATGCTGAATGTACTCTACCCTTCCTACCCCGTCCCCATATAGGTCTATACTGCGGGTGGCCAGGCTCATTTTTTTCTCGTTGGAGAGTTTATTTCGTCTATTATTTTATCAAGCTCTAAATTAACACAGTCTATTTTATTTCTTGTTAAATGATAATGACAAACTATACCCTTAAATTTTCCAGACTTTGCAGCTTTGGAAACACCTCTTAAAAGTTTACCGTCATCATCTTTGGGGTACTCTTTTGGTATATCATAAAAATTACATAACGTATCTATCAAAACCTTATAGGCCTCAAGCTGCACATCATAAAACCCTAAACATTCTTTAATCTTGACGCCATGGACCATCTTATTTTTTAAAACTGGTCTTTCAAAGTGGGTTCTCTTCTTGTATGTCTTGTTATATTTTACGTAATATGCATTACTGATATCTACACCAACACTTCTACGATTTGCGCCCGAACCTGCATGCCATGCCGTATACGCAGGGTCAACCATTTGATATATTGTGCCATCATTATCAATCACAAAATGACTTGACAGCCCTCTTTTTTCTAAAACCCGTTTACATGATGCAGCGCTAAGACAGACGTCAAAGTGGGTAACTATTTGTGTAGGGTCTTTTCTTGTTCTAGAGTGTTTAAAGTTTGACTTGGGGAGTGCCATGTTCCCATTATTATACAGTGACACTGTTTTTGTCCAAGGAATTTGGACAGGGTTACCTTCAATAATAATATGGGGCTTTAGTGGACTTATGTTCGCCTCATATTGAGCCAATATCCTTCTATATGTTGTAGGCCCACATAGGCCATCATCTTTAAGATCATGACTCAACTGAAACTTCTTGATTTTTTCGATTAAATCTTCATCAAACGCCTGTGCATTGAACCATGTCGGTCTCCACCCTAGTTTTTTGGATGATTTTTTATTATATGATATTTTTCTATTAAAAAACATTTTATCTCCATGCTACTTTTTTGTATAAAGACCCAAATTCGATTATTGATAATTGTGTTATAAACAAACATATTCTATAAATAAAATATAGGACCATTGCGATAAACCATACAGGGAATATAGCCATTCCCAAAAGATATGATAAAATTTTACTCAAACTCTATATCAACGCCAACATTAATTTTAAACTTTGGTACGCGTAACTGATTTATTATACCATGCTTTTTTGCCTCTTTGGCATCCATAAACCAATCAGCGTGTTTTTTTGAAAAGACTTTTTTCTTAAAATAATCATCTTTCTTTCCACAGTTTCTGGCCATCATAGTAAAAATTTTCTCGTCCAAACGCTCTGCTTCTTTAACGTCAGCTTTTAATTCTTCAATTTTTCCGTGACCACCACTACTAACATCATGAATCATGATTGTTGCATCCGGGTCGGCAAATCTCAAACCCTCTTCACCAAATGTTAATAGAACAGCACCACATGACATTGCTTTCCCTTCCACAATTGTTGCTATTGGTAATTCTGCATGGGTAATAGCTGATATCATAGTCATTAGTGAGTACACCTGTCCTCCATATGAATCTATTACTACCGGAATTATCTTTTGCCCAGTATTATGTGCCCTTGCAACATCCTGTTGGAATTCTTTGGCAGATTTTTCATCAAATTTATTTACGCGAATTATGACTGGTTGCTTTCTTAATTCTACCTCTTTAATAAGAGAAGATATTTCTACTGTCCACTTCAAACTTAAATTCCTTTTCTTTTTATATAGCTTGCTAAATATATCATGAGCAGCGGCTCCACCCACAGCTAACGCATGTGACACATCCCTCTTGATAATGTAATGAGTCACTGGCATTACAGCTAATACAGTTTTTCTCAGAGGCAGTGGTGCCATCTTTAATGTATAACTTTAAAACTCTCGCAATTACTTTTGAAAAACTAAACATATCCATTTCCCTGTCTTTTTGAAGTTGTTCAACAACGTAATGAATCGCAGCGCCGTGCCGTAAGGCAAGAGAAATAGTTCTTGTAAATCCTGCATAATTTGGATTATCAAACACAGCAACTATATCTTTTACTAAAATTGTATCACCATTTTTGCCTATGCTTAAATCATATCTCGAATTCTTAGTTTTATACGCATGTTTGATAAGTAGACCAGCATTGTATTTTTTTGGAATCTCAATGTACTTTTGTAATCCGCCCATTACTTCATATGGATGTTCATTCATTAGCCCTACCAAAATAGTCCACTTTTCGCCCTTAATGGTTGCATGATGAATATGGCACGTTAACTCCTCTGGTCTCTTTGGGGCCGGTGTTGTGCTCAAAGATTCTTCAGCGTTGGTTTCTATTAAGACACCAGACCTGCTGCCTTCCCTATAGACCGTTATTCCTTTAAGACCTTTCTTCCACCCCGTTCTATAAACTTCATCGACGTCCTGGGTTGTGGCATGTTTTGGCAAATTACATGTTTTGGAGATGCTATGGCAAATCCACTTCTGCGCGGCTGCCTGTAGGTCCACACCTGCCTTCCAGTTAATCTCCAAAGCAGTGGCGTTTGCGTATGGGCTATTATTTATGTCTGTCTCTTTTGTAACATCAAACCACTTTTTTAAACCATGGTGATGTACTTCATACTCTTGCCACTTGTCACCCATGTCGTCTGTATAATCCGCGATACCACCTATATCATTTTCCGTTATTTTTTTTCGCCTGGTATATTTCAGCATAAAAACTGGCTCAATACCAGAAGTCGTTTGAGTCAATGTTGAAACAGACCCGCACGGAGCGATGGTACTGATTGCTATATTTCTTCTGCCATGTTTTTTATGAAGTACCCTTAATTCAGGATCTGCCTCAAAAAGACGTTCAATAAAAACGTTTCCTCTCTCTTTTTGGAAATTATAAATACTAAATGGACCACGCTCTTTAGCGAGGTTACAGGACTCTCTATATGAAGATAAGGCCATCGTCTTTGTAATTTGTTCAATTATTGATATAGAGTCCTCTGCACCATATTGCATATTAAGCATCGCTACAGTATCGCCTAGACCTGTCATTCCCAGACCTGTCCTCCTACCGTTTATTGCAGTATCCTTAATTTTAGTCCAAAGTTCTCGTTCTACTCTTTTTACGTTATCACTCTCTGAATCTGAATCTATCTTTTTAATAATTTTATCAATACATTCAATCTCAAGATCAACCATATCGTCCATTAGACGTTGGGCTTTTGCAGTGTACTTTGTGAATAGATCAAAATCGAAGTATGCGTTATCCGTAAACGGATCTGTTACAAATGAAGTTGTATTTAATAATAGTAACCTGCAGCTATCATATGGTGACAATACAAGTTCTGAGCAAGGGTTTGTTGATGTAATACCGTATCCCTCTTCCTTGTATATCTGTGCAGGCGTATAGTTCAAAATATTGTCCCAAAACAGGATACCTGGTTCAGCAGATTGGTGGGCGGCAACTATAATACTTTCCCACACTTCCTTTGCACAAACGGATTTTGACACGGTATGATTGGTGTCTATATCAACGGGCCATCTCTGTTGATACATAGAGCTTGATTCTACAGCATGCATAAACTCGTCGGTTATCCGTATGGATATATTCGCACCTGTAACCTTCTTTAAATCTCTTTTGATATTAATAAAAGTCATAATATCCGGATGGTGAACAGAAATAGTTAGCATTAAAGCCCCACGCCGGCCACCCTGTGCTACCTCTCTGCAAGAATTTGAAAATCTTTCCATAAAAATGGCAATACCATCTGTTGTTTTGGCCGCATTTCGTGTCTGAAGGCCCTGAGGTCTGATGGTTGAAATATCAAAACCCACCCCTCCCCTCCGTTTCATAATTTGAACTTGCTCTTGGTCTGCTTTTAAAATGCCTCCGTATGAATCTGCTGGTGCATCTATAACAAAACAGTTTGAAATAGATTGTGTCCTATATTCATTTCCAATTCCGGACATTGGAGACCCCTGCGGGACAATGTACTTAAATCCTTTTAACAGTTCATAAATTTCACTTTCTTGCATAGGATTTTCATACTTTGATTCTACTCTAGCAAACTCCTTTGCCAGTCGTTTGTGCATATCATCCGGAGATAACTCTATAATATTATCATCATTGTCTGATAACGCATATTTCGTAGTAAAAACATTTGCAGCTAGCTCGTCGCCGCCAAAGTAATTTAAGCTTTTCTCGAACGTCTTAGAAAACGTTGTCATTTTATTCCTCTTAAAGCTCTACAGCTTGTTTCCTAGCGGTCTTTGTAAGTCTTCCTGAGGTGAGGTGTGTTCATTATGTGTTAGGCTTTCACCTGAATTAGGTGATGAACTGTCTATTTTACCTGTCATTCTTTTTGCGTTCTTTGTTTCCTCAAGATATTCCAGACTACTAACTACACTAAATCTTGTGTAGCATGACATAACTATCATTTGAATCGGCAGCCTTGCACCCGTTGGTACAGTTGTATCTTTTTCTCCCAAATTGACTAAATTTACAAAAACCTCGTCTGTGTATCCTGGATCTATCACGCCTGCCCTTACGAAAAGACCAGACTTTGTAATGCTACCCCTCTCTTTAAGGAGTGCAACTGTATTAGGGGGCAGGGCTATTTTTATTCCCGTTGGAATAAGGACACCCTTTTCGTCAAATGCCACCCATTTATTTCTTCCATAAATCGTAACTTCTGGCCCACAATTATATAAGTCCAACCCAACACTTTCACCATCATATGCCGGACCATACGTCTCTGGTTTAATGCCATATGCATGAAGAACTTGTGCACACATGTCGGTTATACCTAATTTAATATTGTCCATTTAATATTTGCCTTCTTTCTATTTATACTTTATTCATCTACGGGTATTTTGTTTACTTCTTTCCACTTCTTTCTTAGAAGATTCTTCATATCAGAGTCCGTTTGTTCCATTGCTTCACTTAACGTAAGCGTACTCTCATCTAATATCTCAAAAGTACTCTTGGCAGTATCAATGCATAGAGGGAAAACTAACCCGTCTCTGCCTGCGCGATTTTTTGCAATAAACAAGCGACCTGAATTTGTCGACTTTTCTGTGGCTTTTCTAGAAATTGAAACTACTAAATCTGCAACCATCGCCTTACCGTATGCTTCTGCCATATTTTCCAGTCCAACTATGTCAGCATTTGCTGCCTCCCTGTTGGCTTGTGATGCAGTCCAGATCGCAACATTCATTTCCATCGCAAGATTTCTTAGTTCTTCATAAACTAACTTAAGCTCATGGCGTAATGAATCGTATGTCTTTGTAGACCTCATGATATCAGCATAATCAATGATAATAATAGACGGCGTGAATCCTTTTAACATTAATTTTTCAATATGATTTCTGATTGTTATAACTGTCGCAGAACCTGTAGGATACTCTTTTATGATTAGCCTACCCAGGCCCATATTTTCATACTTTTTGAGCACCTCAGCCTTTCTATCTTGAACATCATTAGATGGAATATCGCATAAATTTGAATCATATCGCAAACCTACGGCATATTCTGATAATTCGAATGTGTAATGCAAGACATTTTTTCCCACCCTCATTGCGTGGGCACCCATTGATACGAGCCAGTGAGATTTACCCACTCCTGTTGGTGCTGTCACAACACACAGCTCTCCTCGGCCAACACCACCTCGAAGCACGTCTTTTGCATCTAGACGCTTAAGCCCAGTTGGACAAACTCGCCTATTAATCTTAACAAACCTTGCCTCTACATCTTCAAAAAAATCATGCCCTGTGCTAGAAGGTAACCCTACGGAGACAGCTGTCTTCATCAGGGTTACAACGTCTTCAAATTTCTCTGTTTGGATTAAGTCCACAGCTTTCTCCAAAGCATCTTTAAAGGCCTGTTTTCTACAAAAATCAAGTGATTTATCTTTAACATATGCAAGATCTGTAATGTCTGTGCTCGTTTTAATCCTGTGAAGAAATTGAACAATTTGATCCCTAAGAATCATATCATCATTATTAGATAAATCATCTTTAATAATAGTAACAAGCAACCCTAGTGTAGGGAAGCATCTATATTTTTTAAAATATGCAAAAAACTTATCTGCTAAATATTCCAAATAACGCACATCAAAAAACGTTGGATCCATTACCTCAACCATTTGAGTAGCCCAATCTTTATCTGTCATTAAACTTTGGAATATTTTTTCTTGAAATAGCTTTCCATAATGTCCAAAATGCGTTGCGCTATCTACCATTTATTTGTCCCTTGTATGTGCCTGAACTGATGTGAAAAAAGAATCTGCGTCAAACTTGTGTATTTCTTCTCTTACCAATAGCTTAATTAAATCTATTTTGTTGTTATTGTATTGCACATTCTCAAATGCATAATCGATTTTTCTTATCTGATGAGCAGATAATCCAATCATATCTAGATACATCAGCTTCCAATTTCTTTTTGCTATGTTTGATTGCAGAATCATATTATCGTAAAGCTTTAATTTCTTTGTTTCACTAGCATATTTTGCATCTTCTATTAAATCATCAACTGAAACGAACTTATTTTCTGCAAGAGCAGGAAACCTTTTAGATAAAGATGCAAATCCTGCTCTTGAAACGCCGTTTATACCGTCTGATGTGTCTCCTATAAAAGATCTTACTGTACAAAAATTAGTTGCAGATACTCCAAATTTTTGTATCAGCGTCTTTGGTGTTATATAGCGTTTTTGACCCGGAGACCACTGAATTACCTTTTTTGACAGCAACTGGTAAAAATCCTTATCTGATGAGACTATTACACATCTGTCTTCTTTAAGTTTATGTTTGACTATGTACCCTATCACGTCATCCGCCTCACAATCAGAGATATATAACTGCTGAATTGCCGTTTTTCTCAAAGATTCTATTGTTAGCACCACTTGATTGTCTCGATTGTTGGATGTCGTTGGTATTTCATCTCCATAAAACCTATTAAGCTTAATAGGTTTACGATTTTGTTTATATTCTTTATAAATTGCCCGTCTTCTCGGTGATCCGCCGCCTTCCCATATAACAAAAACGTCTTTCGGTCTGATTCTATCACACAAAATTGACAAAGATTTTAAAAATCCAACAAACCCACCAATATGCTGCCCTTTATTACTCATGCTAGGATTTACGGTGAAATTTCGCATAAATAAATTCAAGGCGTCAACAATCATAATTGGACGTTGCATCTCCATATTACTCCGGCATAATTTCTTCTTCTAATTCTGCAGAAATGGCCTTGATTTCCTCGTATGATTCTGTATCAACGTTTACACCATCCAGAGTCATCATTTTTCGGACCAACGCTTGCTCTATTAGGTCATCAAGGTATGGTTTGAACTCTGGACTATCCAGGATCTCTCCAAAATCAGGTTTATAGAACTTTTTGCTTGTTTTAACCTCACCTGACTTTGCGTCAACGATACTTACTGTTTTCCATGCCGTTGCCCCGGTTACTGATACTTCATTTTTGCCAATAATCTCTGGACCATGTGCCCTAAGAAAATCAAACAACTGCTCATGCTCTACTATTCCCTTTCCAAAATGAATCTCAAACTTGCAATCCCTAAATGGTGCTGCAACCTTATTTTTAATAGTTTTCGCAGTAACGTGAATTCCTATAACTTCCTTGTTTTTATTTTCAATCCGTTGACCTGCACCAAGTTTGATACGAACTGAGGCATGGAAGGGAATACTTTTTCCTCCTGGAACGACCGTTGGATCTCCATACATCACACCTATTGCTGTCCTTATCTGATTTAAACAAACCATTAACGTGTTCGTTTGACCGATTATCCCTGTGATCTTTCTCATTCCTTTAGAGATTGCTCTGGCATTTAATGCCATGCTATTCTTATCATAATCACCGTCTAATTCAGCCTTAGGCGATGAAGCTGCAACAGAATCCCAGATGATGGTGATCGGAACATCCTTATTCAGGGCTTTTGCTTTAAGGATTGTAGACTCCGCGATTTGAAAAACCTCTTCCGTGCAGTGTGTGTCAACATATACAAATCTTTTTGTAATATCTACACCCAGTAGCCCTAAGTTTTCAACAGATGTTGCATTCTCAGTATCAATATAGACAGCAATTCCACCCATTTCTTGTGTCGAACGAGCAATTTGAATTGCGATGTGTGACTTGCCTATAGACGGAGGTCCAAATATTTCTACAATTCTTCCTTCTGGTAGACCTCCATTTTTACGATTCGAGATAATATAGTCAAGCTGTTTAGACCCTGTTGAGATCCAACGCTTAACATGGGTTGGTGATTCATCATGAGCAAGGTTATACGCAACTCTTTGGCCATGTTCTTTATTCAATGCGGTGATTAAGTCACCCGTGAAATCCTCTATAGGATCTTCATTATTTTTTTCTTTTTTACTCTTTTTTGCCATAATATTCTCCAGACTTATTTATAAACATAATAATCCAAGTGCAGTATTACAAAATTAAATCCAACCTTATAAAAAAAGGCCTAGCAAACTGCTAGGCCTCATCCAGTATTAAAAAATTATACTGTCTCTGTCCTAGAGGTCTTCAAGATCACTAAACGCATCGTCTAATGACTTATACTTCTTGGGTGTTGAAGTAGATGGGGATGGTGTGTCTGTACTATTTGTAGAAGATGATGAACCACCAAACTCAGTGCCGTCGGATTCATCATCTTCTCCATTAAGCCAATCATTCACAATTTTTTCTAGCTCATCGTACGTCTTGCATGTGTACAAATCATCAAGATTAGGAATATTGTCTAGCCATTCCTTAGCCAGCTTCGTATCAGTAGAAAGTTTCGACTGCTTTCCCCTAGGTCGCACCTCTGTAGAAGCCCACATTCTGCCTGGGGGCTTCGTACAAACAACCTTGAGATCCCTGCCCTCAATTGGATCAGTGATATCTCCATAATCTTCGTCAAGCATATAATTCAAAAGCGATTGATACACTGTTTTTCCGAAAGACCAAAGGCGAATACCTTTCTCTTCTTCTCCGCGGACAACGACTGGCGCGTAGCTTCGCATCTTAGGATATAGCTTTTTCGCCAGCTCATATGACTCTTTTGAGCTATCATCGCGAAGTTTGTTAATCAAATCCTGGATGGGATCGGGATCACCAAACTGGTATGGCGCCAAAAAACCCGGATTATTACCAATATTATAGTAAAACCAACGTTCCTGGAATGGTTGACCATCATTGTCTGGGAATGAAAGAAGACGAATTGTCGCCTCTTCTCCCTCTTGTGGGCGCCACATCATGTTTCGCCTAGAATTGTTACCAGATAACTGGTTTAGTTTATTACGAATTGCATCTAAATCAATAGCCATTTTTAACTCCTTAAATGTTTAATTGACAAATTCAATGTGCCCAATACTATATTGGACTTATTAAAAATTTTATATAACTTTATTAAATGTTCAATATTTATTTTACTTTTTGCCAACCCTTAGGGAGGCGCTTTTTCTTTTTTGAGACCCCTCTCGGGGACCCCGAAGGTACCATAGCACCAGCAATACTTGCCACAACACTTGCCTCATTTTCTTCATCATCACCTGGATCATCAGGTTCAACTAATAAATCAGGATCTGATTTTGAAGATGAGGATTCTTGATAAATTTCTTTTATCAACTTTCTTATTAATTTTCGTAGTCCATTCATATTAATATATATGGATTTTAGCCGTGCTCTACCATCATTCTTGCGCTTAACAATAACGCAGCAACAGATGGCAGAACGTTTGCATAAAACTGATTCTCTGAAAGATGAAGGCCTTGTGAGACGTTAATTGCCAACCACTCATCTTTGGTTAATTTAATACCATACTGGGAAAGAAGCCACAACGTTCTGTGCGCAACATTCATTTTTTCGCACTTATCGTTGTATTTATACACATGGCCCAATTTATCTCTATGCCAATCTGAATCTTGGATCAAATATAGGTCAGAACCTTCATCTAGAAAACCTACTTTCCCCAATTCATGAAGTAGGGCAACCTTTACAAGGGATTTTGTATTACCTTTAGCCGCGCCCATTTTCTTTATGGTACCAGCAACCCCTAGTGTAAATTCTAACAAGCCTCCTGGTACACCACCTGTGTCTTCTGTCAAGCCTCGAGGGCACATTAAAAGCCTATCGCCCAGATCACTAATCAAATTATCTACAATATCAGGGTCTAGTACTTTCTTAAGAACAGATATGTATTTTTCATACTGACTTACCAGTTGTTCTGAATTTTTCATAGAAAATTATATTAACATAAGTTTGTTTGTTCAGGTTATTATACTACAGTTATTGCTATCGGGACATTTATTCCCTTATTAATCTCTGCAGCACCTTGAAGGTTCAGGATCCCTGCATTCTTTGCACCCGTTAACGTATGTAATACAAATTTGATACCGTCTCTGTTACTTATACCTGAAGGATATACTGCTATGATCTTTGAGGTCGTTCCATCCTCCAGTTGTTCTTGAGAAATATTGGCACCTGTATACGCTTCTCCCATAGTTTGGTTCATGTGGATCGCGGTATTTAAGATATTATGAATTGCTTCAATATCACCGCCTGAAGCACTTTTGATACCCAGATCTTTCATTAGGCCTGCCGGATCTTTTTGAGCTCTTGCACCGGCTTCATCAACAAACTTTTTAAATTTCCCGCGACCTGTTGCACCTGTGACTATACTAATCTCGCCAGACCTGCCTTTTTTCTTTTTCTTTGGTTTATCTGACTTATCTGGCTTGTCTGGTTTGTCTGCTGGCTTTTCTGGCTTGTCTGGCTTATCTGGTTTGTCTGATGTTTCATTAGATGCTTGTTCTAATAAAATCTGCTTAATTGCTAACCTGACAGATTTTCTAAATGTTTGATGTTTCATAATCTTAAATATTATTTAAAACACTAATG